GTGGTGTGCCAAGAACGGATAAGGTCTTGAGCAACGAATTGGTCAATTCCTGTTCCGCGCTCAATCGCCTGGCGCGATAGGTCTTGCTGGCCGGCAATTGTGCGGACATTGATTGTCAATAGTGTGTCATCGACATCGGTTTCGCTAACTGCATCGTTCTGTGTGACCTGAACAGCAGTGCTTGATCCTGTGGTCATTCTTGAGATATTCAAGGTCATTCCAGCAGGTGGAAGTGTGTGCTTGAATGTGGAGAAGTCTGCGAACGGGCGACCTGCGCGAGCAAGTGGCGCTGCAAACTCTGTGAGGTATTGAGGAATTACTAGACCCTCAAACTGTGCAGTTCCGACATCGCGGCGCTCGATTTCCTCTTCGCGCTGATGGCGTGCAAGTCTTTCCTGAGCTGAATAGTCAGACTTGAACTGAGCGTTGTAAGCATCCTTGAAGAAGGATGAATCAGACTCAGGTGAATAAGTGCGTGATTCTTTTGTGACTTTGAAACCGCCGACCTTTGGGGTTGCGATTTCTGCTACTGCGGAACGAGCTTCTGCGGCCTTTGCATCGGCTGCTGCTTGTGCAGTGAGCTTTTCAATTTTCTCATCGAGAGAACGGGATTCAGCAACTAGAGCATCAACCTTAGCGGTTTCCTCTGCGGTGAGATCAGTGCGGTTCTCTGAAGCTACTGCCTCAAGAACTGCATCCATCTCTGCCTTCACTGCATCACGGCGCTCGACTACTTTGTCAAGATATGACATTGAGTTTTGCTCCTTATGATTAGGTTTCGAGGTGGTGGCCAAGATGCTCGCGGCGCTTAACGGGGTGCGAGGTTGGCTCCGACTTCAATCTGCTCTGTTGAGCAGAAATTTATTTTGTTGAGTTGATTATTGCTTGAGCAAGGCGCAGAGAAATCTTGCGACCTGCTTCTTCGCTTGGTTCAGGTAGTGGGTCGATTGCACGAAGTTCTGAGGCTTTGTGACCTACTAGAGTTTCAGTTGCAACATAGCCATCACGCAGTTCACGATAAACCCGAATCAATACGGCAGGGTCGCCTTCTTCTGCGGTGATTGTGAAATCTGAGTCAGGAACATTTATGCTTCCTTCTCTTGCTACACGAACAATTCTTCCACGAGCAGTTCCGCCTGATGAATCCCATTCGACAAAATCACCGACAACATCAACTGCGCGAGAACTATCTTCATTCTCATCGTCATCAACTTCATCTTCATCATACACGCGATCATTCATCAAAGTTTCAAAGACTCCAAGAGCCTTCATAATGTATTCGTGACCTTCGCTCATATCATCAAAGACTGTCTGCAAGACCATCATTGTTGCATCGTCAATCTGACGGCCTTCTTTAAGCGCCTTCATTGCTTGCTTGATATGTTCACGGGCTTCAACTGTTGTTGTTGGATAAGCAGGATAAGTGACAACAGAAACATCACCATCTGCCAAAGATACTTCTGTTAATACTCGCCGACTTCTATCATCGTTCCACTTTTGACGGATGACTCGGAAAGCGAAGGACATTTGGTCAACATCGCCACGCTTGACGAGTTCGTAAATATCACGACCTTCTTGAGTGTCTGCAAGGTCTGCTTCAAAGCGCAATCCTCGGTCATCCTCTTCTAATTTCAATGTTCCATTCTTGGTGCGAGCTACTGGCAGGCCTTCGTGATTGATTAACATTCTCACATCAGGTGTTTCGCTCAAGGTCTTTCTAAAAGCGCCAGGAGCGATGCTCTCTTTGAAAGGTAGCGGAACACTCGCATCATTAAAGACTGCCGCATAACCAGCGAGGCGCATTCCATCGCCATCGGCTCTCGCTTCTACATCTCTCACACTATAAGTGCGGCGTTCAATTTTCTTTGCCATTTTGCTCCTTGAATCGGCTTCTGCATTGAGGGCATCAATCTTGCGTTGCGCCCAATTTTGCGCTCTATCACTGAAGTTGGAATCTCCGCCCCAAATCAACCAAGCCACTAGACCTGCGCCTGGATATTGAGGATCGGATGAGTCTTTGTTCTTTGGCGCTTGGCCGTCAACTTTATGACGAGCAAACCAAGGTGCCATCTTGCGAACTTTATTTTCTGTTATTCGACCTGCTGCCATTTCTCGCGCTTCGCGCTTTGCAGTGTCGGTCAGACCATCTCCCCCAAAACCTTCTCGAACTAACTTCAAACCGCGCTCTGCGTTTGCGCGAATGAATGCGGGAACTGTTAAATCTACTTGACGATTTTCTGAATCTGCTTTCCATTTGTTGCAGTAGTAAGCGCCATCAACAAAATCTTCCCAAAGTTCGCACCAAGCCTTATTGCCTGCATCATTCTGCTTGGCTTCGTTGTAGAAGTAGCAGTTGCCACAGGCTCTACCTTCTGGCACATCTTCTGAGAGTGCTGGTCTGTAATTATCAGGAAGAGCGCGTTTGCTAACTTCTCCACCTGGCTCAATATCTTCTGCGATGCTTACTGCAACCATTTGGTCGATGGCATCTTGCTTGTTGTCGTGGCAACCGATAGTCGTGTAAGAACCATCTGATTCTTCTTTGACAGTTGCCCAACCTTGGCAATCACTTTGCTTGTCAGAAATTAGATATGGCATTGGATTCCTAAATCAGAAGCAGAACTTCTGCATCATCTTCCATTATCGAGAAGGAAATCTCAGACATTGCACTTGCACTGACTGCGCCTAAGCCCGCGACCGCGCCTGCATAGATTTTTGAGATTTTTATTTCTTGCGGTGGGATAACTTGTGGGAAAGAAGGTTGAACAAAGCCGTGACTTATTCCACCTTCATCTCCGCCAGGTGTATCGGGCTGAGTGTTTGCATTTGCTGATAAGCCACCAAGTTCGGCTTGCATAGTCACGAGGTGCGTGACTAATGAACTTCCGCTTGATGATATTCCACCAAGGTCAGCACTTGCCGAAACAATGATGATTGGCCCAAGTAAATCTGTGTCTAAGACACCTTCATCAAGAAGAAATTGAGCTGCCATACTAGGAAGCCAAAGTCAGCGAGGCAGTTAGAGAACCGCTTGGAATAGTGTAAGTATCACCTGCAACATAAGCATTGCCAGTGATAGTGCCACTAAATAAGAAATTGCCAGCAGTAAGATTATCCCAAGCAGAAAAATGGGTAGCATCTTGAGAACCCGCAATGTTTGTCCAAGTGATGTCGGCATCAGATGCAATTGCACCTGCCGAGGCAGATGAGAAAGTTGCTTCTTTGCGAGTTGTTTCAGTTGCAGCATTGGCAGTTCCATTCGCTCCTGGCTCGCCTGTGTGGAGTTTGACATAGACATTGGCTGCTGAGTAGGAGGTGGCATTTGCCACGGCATCAAGGAATTTGTTTGCTAGATAAGAGCTAAGACCTGTCGCCATTATTCATCCCCCTCAATAAACTCTTCAATAACTTCTGAGATTCTGCCTTCGCCATCGCGGATGACTTTCTTTCTGACCTTGCGCCTATCAATTTGATTTGTGACTTCAACTGTTGGTGAGGCAACATTGACAGTTGGAGCTTCAACGCGAACTTCAGGTGATTCAAGCATAACCATTGCAGGCTCGATGTTCACATTTGGAGCTGCTACATTGACGACAGGCTCAGGAACATTGACAACAGTTCCATTATTGCGAGCCTCTCGAACATCATAAGCAGCCGCAGGGTCGTTAGGGTCAATCTGTGAAATCGGTTGAAGTTGAGAACTTGGAACGCCTGTGTGTGCAATAGGAACCATCTCAACCGCCTTGAGGACTTCTTCAGGGTCAAAGCCAACTTGAACAAGTTTGCTCACAATGTCAGCTCTTAGATTTAGGCCGACATCTTTAGCATCAGAGGCATCGATGTTCTGTAAAGGCACGCGGAACTGATCGCCTGCTTCACCTATTGGCGACAAGTCTTCGACTGAGCGAACATCGTTTAGAGATAAGAAACCTTCACGAAGGCCTTTTGTGTAGGCATCGTATCGCTCAAGAGTTGTGCCTCTTAGAAGAGCATCAAGATTGAACTTGATAAATCCATCAGGCTCAGGCAGTAAGTTTGAAAGGCTTTGTTCTAGGCGCTCAAGTAATGGGCGAAGGCTATGTTGAACAAAGGAAAGATTCTGAGCTTCAACGGATGCAAATGACATTGCGCCCGAAACAGGATGACCAAGAAGCGAGATAGGACAACGGAAGATTCTCCCGATTTCCTCAACCCCAAATCTGCGAGCTTCTAGGAGTTGTGCATCAGATGCGTTCAAGGTCAAAGGCTTGAAGGCTGCTCCACCTGAGAGAATGCCAATCTTGCCTGCGCGATAAGGGCCTGTGTGACTGATATTCCAATCACGGCCAATATCTTGTGCCTGCTCTTGAGTAAGCTCTCCTGGAACCTCAATAACTCCGCCAGGGTTTGCAGCGTTGCCAAAGTAGGAAGCAGCATAAGTTTCTGCTGCCATTGCTCCACCTATTGAAAGGCGACAAGCAGCAACAGGGCCAAGACCATAATGTGATCCTGGCAGACGAAACATTGGGATATGCAGAATCTCTCTGCCGGTCAGAATCTCAGTTTTAACTTCGCCTTCTTCGCGGATAGTTATTTCATAAACCAAAGGCTCATTTGGGCCAAGTCTGCGAATGCGAACTTCGTGAGGATTTAAGCAATAAAGTTCAAAGACCTCATCGTTCTCATCGCGCACTGTAAGAATGTAGGCGTTGCCGTGAAGATTAAGAGAAGCTAATACTTGCTCAAAGAACTCAATGCGTGAGGCTTCAGGGTTTGGTCTATTGACCCAAGCAGGTGTTTCGCCATAAACAGCAGCATAAGAAATGCGGTTGCGACCTCTGCGAACATAAGCGCCAAGAGGAAGCGATGAAATCGTGTCACCAAGCAAACGGACACAAGCATAAACAGTTGACATTCTGATTGCTGAATCAGGTGTGACATCGACTCCTGATGGAGCCATAAAAGCAGGGCGACCAGGAACTAATGGCTCTACCCATTGCGAGTTCATATTCTGTCGCTTCTCGCCTTGAATGCGAATGCGCTTTGAAATTCCCATCAGTTAGCCTTCTCCGTAATCCAAACTAGAAATGACCCCAAGCAGACAAGAGCAAGAGGAATTGAAAACATCGCAAGACCTGTCGTGGCAATTACTAACCCACTGACACCGACAAGCATTGACACATCAAGTTTCTTCATATCGCCTCTCAGACTTGTATTGAAAAGAATTGGGCCACAGGTGGCTTCGGCGGTGGCGGTTGCGTGGCGCGGTCATAGCCAAAGATTGCTGCAACTGCGGCATCGACCTTGCGCCTTGCAGATGCCTTGGCCACCATCACACCTCGGCTTGATTGTTTTGTGACACAGTTTGCGATGTGTCTTGCAAGACCCTCATTGCCATCGTGAGTGAATGATTGGTTGATGACACCTTCATAGAATTTAGCTGTGGCAGGAACCATTCGCTCTGCTGAGTTGGGGTAAGCCAAAACAGGCAATCCTTCTTCATCAAGAACCATAAATGTTCGGTTCCATCTTGCGGGGTCGAAAACAATTTCCCGCACAGTAATTCTGTTATTTCTTGCAGTAGAGATAATCGCTTGTTCGACTTCTGCGACAGGAACAAACCAACCTTGTTCTGCATTATCAGGCTTCTCCCATAATCCAATGACCGAACAATGTGGTCGCTCTCCACCTAGATACCAAGCGATTAAAGCAGTTGAGTCATTTGAGAAAGAACCATCAAAGGCAAGGACTACATCTTCGCCAGGAATGTGTGGTCTGCCTTCATAGATAAGAGCTTCCCAAGAACCTTGCGGAAGCCAAGCGGTTGTGGTGCTTACAAATGTGTTGCATCTCTTGGTGCGAAATTCTGCTTCAGGTGTTCGCAATACCGCCGACTCAAAATCTTGAATGTCAACAATATCGCCAAGACCAGGATTTGCCTCTGCCCACACTTCAGGTTTTCTGTGGTCGGCATCGGCGGCTGTCGGCTCCCACCAAGCAAAGAAAAATGATGGGTCAACCTTTTCGCCTTTAACTAATTGTTGCCCATATTGGTAGAGCGAGTAGCAGAGCGAGTCTTGGCCTTGCGAGTCACTTTTAACGCCCGCAGTTGTAATGCCGAAAAGTAAAGAATCCGCACGAGCGCCACCGGCAAGGGATAGCGTGTTCCATAAATCCCACGATGGTTGCGCGTGGACTTCGTCAAAGATAACAAGCGGTGAAGGGTTGAGTCCTTCTTTTGTGTAAGCCTCGGCAGAGAGGACACGATAAACACTCGCCTTCTCTTTGAACTCTATTGCATCGCGGTAGAGAGTAAACATTGATGAAAGTTCTTCATCTAGTTCAATCATTCGCTTGGCAGTTCCAAAGACGATTCGTGCTTGATCTCTATCTGCTGCGCAAGAATAAATCTCAGAGCCATTGCCACCAAGAGTTAAACCTGCAAGACCCATTGAAGCTGCAAGTGCTGACTTGCCATTCTTGCGAGCCATTCCAACAAGCGCGGTTCTATGACGAAATCGCCCATCTTCACGGCGCGCAAGAGCGTGGCTTAGAAGTTGCTTTTGCCAATCTCTCAAGAGCAGAAGTTTTCCGGCAGGAGAAGCAACGGAATCTTTCGTGACTCGACAGACGGCCTCTGCGAATTTGGCGTAGATAGCGCCATCGCCCAAGTCTTGTTCTGACTGTGGCACTGGCGTTAGCCAACGCGGTGGCCAACTACTTTGCGACATTATGATTTTGCGAAATTAGCTCTTCAAGTTTAGTTCGAGCTTTCACTTCCGCAACCCCCATTTTGCTTCGATCAACAGGAGTCAGTCCTAGTTGGCAAAGCAGTTTGAAAATCTCTGTTTCAATTGTTGAGAGCATTCCGAATAAAGGGTTGGCATAGGCATAGCCCTTGTCGGTGTAAAGAACAAATTGGCTTTTCTTTAGTTGCTTGGCGATTTCTTTTTGCCTTGCCATTTTCTCAACCAAAGAGGTCAGCAAATGTTCATCGGTCACAGCAATCCAAGGTGCGAGCTTGCGCATCTCTGACCATTTTTGCTTTTGGACTTTGCTCAAATGCCTTGGCGGTTCGCCTGATATTTGTGGAAGCATAATTAAATTCTTTTTGTCGGGTAGTTTTCTACCGCTTGGATTACCCAATAAACGCTTAACTTCATTTGGCTTTGGCTGTGGCCCTGGCATTACAAATCAACACTCACTTGAATTAAACCCCCATAGGTTGTATCTTGCTACTCTGTGCAAGAAGGAATACGCGGGGTGCTTTACCCGCTTGTTTCCTAGACTTTTTACCCATACCCGTATATGCCACGGGGGGTTGTTTTAATTTTGTATGTTTTAACCTTTTGATGAATTACATTTGCGACAAAGCACTTGGATATTTCTTAACTCTGACTTGCCACCAAGAGCCAAGGGAATTATGTGATCCGCAGTTAAGTCATAAGGCGAATGGCACCGCAAACAAAATGGTTGCAATTGGCGGGCGAGCTTTGATAACTGCTGCCACTTGTAATCATAACCGCGCTCTTGTCTTGATGGTCGTTGTGCTTCTCTTTTGCGTTTGCATTCAACACAAAGATAAGAGTTGCGAACAACAGTTCCACATTGTGCGCAGGGTCTAGGAAGTAATCCCATCGTGCTTCACCAAGTATTCTATTGCCATCGCTAGGTAGGTGGGGGAGTCAAAGAAGAATCCAAGACCCTTGTTGCAGTAAGAACAAATGACACCACGCACTGACATCGTTT